GTTTACGAAAATTTCGGCGAAGCTGATGTTCCTGATGATGGACAAAGATATTTTGTTGTATCTTCAGCAGGTTGGGCAGATTTATTACAAATTGACCAATTCTCAAGAGCAGAGTATATCGGTGAAAAAGAATTACCATATGCAGGTGGTATGACGGCTAAGAGATGGTTAGGGTTCTTATGGTTCTCTTTCTCTGGTCTGTCGCTTTCTAGTACAACTAGAGATTGCCACGCTTACCACAGATCGTCTGTTGGTTTAGCTATGGGTTCTGATATCAGAACTGAAGTAAACTATATACCTGAAAAGGTCAGTAATCTAATCACTTCATATATGTCTATGGGTGCTGTGATGATTGACAATGATGGTGCGATTGAATGTCAAATAACAGAATAGGAGAAAACTAATGGCTTTTACTCAAGCAAACTTAAAAAAAGTTGCAGGTGGTGGAGATCAAAATGTTTATCTCTACAACTCTGCTGATGCTGTTGCTACCATTGCAGGATCAGGTTATTTCAATAGTGCTACCAATCAACTTCATCAGAATGATGTAATCATTACTGTTGGATCAACGGGTGGTACAAGAACTGTAGATGTCCTTGTTGTATCAAGTGCAACGGCGGCGGCTACTGTAACAACTATTAATGGTACATAGGGTATTGGGGGAGGCAACTCCCCCGATATTTAGATTATGGTAAGTAAAATAGATATATGTAATCAAGGTTTAGTTTTAATTGGTGCAAATTTAGTAGCATCATTTACTGATAATACTGTTGAAAGTAAAGTTGCTAATCAGTTATATGAAACAACATTAAGAGCAATGCTTACAAAAGCAAGATGGAGATTTGCAACAAAACAAGAACAGGTTACAAAAGTAACAACTGACCCACTAGACAAATGGGATTCAGCATATCAAATACCTAATGATACTATTCTAATACATACAGCTACTGTGTCAGATAATGTAATACAATATGACAGATACAATGAGTTTCTTTACACAAATACAGGGCAGAATGATGTTGTTGTTTTACATTATACATATCAACCACACGAAAAAGAATTTCCAGATTATTTTACACAAGCACTAGTATTTGAATTAGCAAGTTTATTTGCAGGTGCTATAGCTAGGAACGATCAGCTATCTTTATTATATGAAAAAAGAGCAAGACAACAACTTGTTGTTGCTCGTAGTATGGAATCACAAACACAAACTAGCAGAAAGCTAAATACAAGTTTATTAATAGAAGTACGAAATAGGGCAACTGCAAGTGGAGTAAGAGCAGTTGTTCCAGATAGTTAGAATGTTATATGGCTATACAAAGAACTCACCAGAATAGTTTTACTCGTGGCGAAGTAGATGAAACATTTATTACTCGTACCGATATTGATGCTTATCAACAATCATTAAAAAAAGCTAGAAATGTATTTTGTTTAAACCAAGGGCCAATAGAAAGAAGGCAGGGTACAGTATTTAGATACGATCTTGGAGAAGAAACAAGGTTAGAACATTTTATATTTAGCGAAAACCAAGAATATATAATAGCTTTCCAAAATACTAAACTTAAAATCTTTTCTTCTAATGGCACACTTTTACAAAGTTTTACAAGCTGTCCTTGGACAAGTGCAATATTGTATGAACTTTCATTTACACAACAAGCTGATACAATGATTGTTACACACAAAACTTTTATTCCACAAATTATTAAAAGAACAAGTGCTACATCTTTTTTTCTTGATTCTTTTGCTTTTAAAGTAAGCACAAACAATGATGAAGTATATCAACCATATTTTAAATTTGCTGATGATGAAATAACTTTAGATATAGATCAAACTACTGCACAGACTAATGTTAATCTAACAACAAGTGCAGATTATTTTGAGTCAGGAATGGTTGGAACAAGAGTTAGATATCACGGATCAGAACTAGAAATAACTGCTGTAACTAATGCAAAAGAAGCTATAGGCACATTAATGAAAGATGTAAGAATTGAACTTGATGATGACCCTCTTAAAAGTGAAGAAGGTGGTGGAACAATAACTGTATTACATCCTGCTCACGGATTTGCTTCAGGTGCAAGTATTACAATAGAAGGTGCAGAGTCTATACTTAATGAAGATGGGAATGGATTATCTGCAACTAATCTAAATGGAACATTTACTATTACAGTTCTTGATGACGACCGATATACATATACTGCAGGAGGAAGTGATACGGGTGGAGATTCTGCTGATGGAGGTGGTACAAATATGAGAGTTATAGGACATCCACCAACAAGACAATGGGATGAGCAAGTTTATAGTGCATACAATGGTTTTCCTACTACCTGCAAATTTCATCAACAAAGATTATTTTTTGCAGGTGGAGCAATAGCAGATTTTATTGCAAGTAGTAAAACTTCTGAATTTTTTAATTTTGATGTAGGTGAGGCAGAAGATACAGATAGCATACAAATATCTATTTCATCTGACCAGATTAATGAAATAAGACATATTGTTGCAGGTAAACATTTAGAAATATTTACAAGCACAGGTGAGTTCTATCTCAAGCCACAAGTTGGTAAACCATTAACACCAACAGATTTAAGAATAGAAAGACAATCTAATTTAGGATCTACACAAGTATGTATGCCAAGATTGTTTGATGGTGCGGCAATCTTTGTACAACCCAATGGTAAAACAGTAAGAGAGTTTTTTTACAATACAGCAACAGAAGATTATGTACCTACAGTTTTAACATTTATTTCTCCACACGCTATTAACAATCCACAAGACTCTGCAATACTTAAAGCTAGTGGTAAAAGAACAGAACAGTTTATGATGTTTATTAATGGAGATGGTACACTTGCTGTATTTTCTGCACAGCGACAAGAAAAGTTAGCAGGATGGACAATATGGGAAACAGACGGAACATACATTTCTGCAACAGGATTAACTAACTTTTTATATATTGTTACTAAAAGAACAATAAATGGTGCTACAAAATATTACTTAGAGCAAGTATCTAATTCACAATTTGCTATACCTACTGATTGTTCAATAACAAAAATTCTCTCTGGGTCATACCAACCACACGGCACAATATTAGTAAATGGTACAGTTAGTAACCAAAGACAATTAGTATTAGATGGATTTGTTAATGCACCAACAACAGGAGAAGAATTTACTGTAAACAGTACATCCTGCAAAATACAAAGTGTAGCATCTACAGGAGTATCTGGAGAATATACTGTAGTTGTAGATGTTAATGTGTCAGCATCTGACAATGCAAGTGTAGTCTTTACAACAAGTAGAGTCTTTACAGGTTTAAACGCCGATCCTGATTTACGAGGTAAAATAGTACATGCAACATCAGGTTCAACAGAGGATGACGATATACGATATTATGGCTCTGCTACAGTAGATTCAAATGGTAATGCAAACTTTCAGTTGCCTGCATCTGCTTGTGATATAGGTCTTAACTATACAGTAGATATAGAAACACTACCTGTTGATTCAGCTACGGCAATTAGAGGATTAGGTTCAACATATGGTTATCCAAGAAAAATTGGTAAAACTGTGTTAGAATTATCTAAAACATATAATTTACAAATTAACGGAAATGACTTATTACTAAATGATAATGGTTTACAAATGGTAGGTTACACAGGAAAGAAAGATGTACATACACTTGGCTATACACAAACGCCAAATGTACAAATTACACAAACTGTACCTGTACCATTTAGAATATTAGCAATAACAACAGAGGTAATGTTTTAATGTGTAATGCAGTCGGCGCAGTCTTTAGTGCAATTAGTACAGCTTTTAGTGTAGTTGGATATTTTCAACAACAAAAAAGTTTAAGACAACAACAAAATTATGAACAGATGGCGTATGAAATGCAAAGACGCCAAGAAGAAGAAAATGCAAAACAAGCTATGTTAGCTATGCAACAAAAAATTAATGATAGAAAACGAGATTATTTAAGAAATATGAAATCTAACAAAGTTGCTTTAGCGGCAGGTAATGTTGATTTAGACTCACCAAGTTTTGGTGCATTCTTTAAATCTAGTAAAAAAACAGTTAAACAAGATATTCGTAGATTACAAGTTAATGGACTTGCAGATGTAGTTTCATCACAAAGAGCGGCACAACAAACAAGTATGGCGGCACAGGCATCAGCATCAGGATTTAAAGCAAGACAAACAGCGGCAAGGTATGGAATGTATGGTAATCTTGCAAGTGCAGGTGGTGATTTAGTTAGAGCGGCACAAGGTGCAAAGGGTAATTTTTTTACAAATTAAATAAATGGCAGTAAGAAGAGAAAGATTAACAACTAATTTAGTAAACACACTTGGTGTTGTTGAACCTAAAGGTGCAAAAGAAGCGGCAAGACAGGCAGGTCTTACTGCTGATGCTTGGGCAGATGCAACACAACAACTAAGTCAAGGTTTTAAAGATTTGCAGTTAGCAGTAGATGATGTGTATGCAGACAACTATAATAAAGAATTTAAAATAACTACTGACAAAATTGTATCATATGATAAGAATGGAAAAGAAGTAACTACAACAAAATTTAATATTCCTAAACCACTTAATATATGGTGGAATGCAGAAAAACAAGAAAAACAAAATGAACTGTATGTGTTTCGTGTAAAAAATGAAATACAAACTGATTTAGCACAATTAATAGATGAGAAAAAACAATCTATATTAGCTAATCAAGGATCGTCAGATGAAATTAAACCTTTTGTTGATGTAATATCTGAGCAAATTAGAAAAGAAACAGGTGATGAATTATTCAATTTAATATTACCAAGTATTAATAGATTAACTGTAGGTGGTGAAAAAGATGTACAATATGCTCTTAACAAACAAACAGATGCTCAAAATGATTTATCTTACACAGAAGATATAAAAAGGATAGAAAATACAATTCAATCTAAAGTAACAACAGGTTTGTCAATAGAAGGAGAGATAGCAGAAATAAATCAAATTGTAGATTTGTATTCTCCGTTATCTGAAACAGCACGAATAGAAGGTAAAATTGTAAAACAATCATATCAAGATTTAAGTGCATTTTCTAAAGTTATGGGCAAATATCTTGATCCTGAAAATACATTTGATGAAACATCTGTTGGAATTACTAGATTACAAAATAATGCAGAAAACATAAAATATTTACTAGATGGTGTTTATGCAAAAGTTCCTTTAATAGATAAAGAAGGTAATACTGTTATTTTAGATAATAAAACTTTTGTTGAATCTGTAGGTGAATTAAGCACAGCAGGACAAAATATAATTAATGATGCTCTTAGTTCAAAGATAACAGGATTAAACAAAATGGGTTCTGAAGTAAGTTTTGAACAAAATTTATCACAATCAATGTTAGGAGAAACTGATGGTAATTTGTGGAATCCTGCAAAGTCAGATATGGCTAAAGACATATTTGATAGTCCAACTAACGGAGATAAATTTGTACAAGCATATTCTAACGATCCTAATGCTCGTTTTTATTTAGGTGATGATGTAGCAAATCGTGGCTTAGATATCGCTAAAACAGTAATAGCATTAAGCAGATTAGGAAATCACAATACAGCAGAAACGGGTAATATGCTTAAAATGCAAATGAAATTTTTAATAAATCATTCGGAAAAGGCAGGTGGCGTGTTAGATTATGTTCAAGATGTTCTTGCTAAACCGAAGTTTGGTGGTCGTCCTGATTTTATGTTTTTTGGTCATAATCCTAGAGGAGATTTAAAAGATGCAGAATATTTGTTAAATCAATTAGTAAGAGATAAAGCATTGTTTGGTACAATTACAGAGGAAACAAGAAAAAGGCTTATAGAAGAAGAGTTTAGTGCAGACATAGCAAAAGCACAGCAAAAAGTTAGTTTAAGAAATACTGATGGTACTGATCCTGAACGACTTATATTTAATGTAATACGAAAAAAATTTGCAGATAAATTTGGAGCAGAGCCACCAGAAAAAGAACTAAACTTATTACATGCAACATTTAAAGTAACTGTAGGTACAGATTCTTATAAAGAAAGTATTGCTAAAGAATATTTTGACAAACGATTTGAAAATATGTCGCAAAATTATTTTGGCGTAAGTGATATACAAGTAAGTGCTACAGGTAATTATCATCCTGATGAACAAGGTATTGCTGTTCGTTATCCAATAAGTAGAAAAATTATGAAAAAAGCAGGAATAGAAAGTGGGTATGATGAAATAATTAAATATGTTTTAGAAGTAATAGATAAAGATGGATATTTTGAAACTGATAGAGAAAAAGAAAAAGCGTTAAAAAGAGGTCTTGGAACTACTCCAGATGGATTAAGTTTAATGTTTGCAGGTGATGAATCTTTACCATTAAATGATTTAGCTAAAGTTCCTTATCTTATAATGAGTCCTACTAATGGTATGATGACACCATTAAAAAACAGAACTACACAAGACCCTATTGTTGTATATCCATTTGCTAATTTAGAAATGAAAAGAAAACTTAATTTATCAATGATATATACCGAAGGACAATTAAAAAGAAAAGGTATGGAAGACGAAGAATATCGTAGACGAATGCAAGATATACTTAATGTAAGAAGTCCAGAACTAATGTAATAATATGGAAAAATTTGAAAGATTAAATAATTTACAATTAGAGCCACAGCAACAAAGTGAGTTGCAAAAACATATGTTCCAAAAAATAGAACCAAAGTTTACAGGTTCACGACGCCCTATGCGAATTAGAAATACATTTTTACAAGATGTAACTGACCATATGGCAACAAGTTATCTTGGTGAACTTGATATGTATCTAAACCAAGATAGGTCGTATTTAGATGAGCCACGAGAAGATATAGATTTTGATAGAGATGTGCCTTCACGCTACAGACCATATAAACGCTCATTTTTTAATGTTCGTAATAGAAAACATATGGAAGCTATAATACAGCGTATAGACAAAAATATAGAAATTAAAGATAGATTAGAATATAGCGATAGATTGCTTCCGGGATTTGTTGCCGCCGCTTTTGATCCAACTACATTAATACCAATACCACTAGCAAAAGGATTAGGATTTTTTAGAGGTGCAGTAAGAGCAGGTGGAGCAGGTGCAGGAATAGTTGCAGGTACAGAGGTTGTTCGTTCTGCTCTTGATCCGACATCTACTATAGGCGAAAGTGTTGGTAATATTGGATTTGCATTTGGTGTAAGTGGTCTATTTGGTGGCTTATACGGAAGAATGACAGAAACTTTAGGAGAGCAAGTAGCAAGAAGAATATTAGCTGATAGAACGATTGATGCAACTGTTGAAGATGCAAATCAAATTATAGACGCTATAGACAATGGAATTAACTATGATGATGTTGATGTAATATTTAATTTTAAATCAAATTCTCCCGGAGTTATAATTAAAAACAGAAGAGATCAACAAAATCGTAGAGTAAGACCATATGGAACTGTCCGTGGAGCATCACCAAGAAGAACAGCAAGAGTTAGAAGTGCTAGTCTAAGATTACAAGATGTGGAGCGTAATGTAAGTGAAACAGGTCAAACAAAAATATTACAAGATACAACTCGTGCTGAAGCTACAGGTGCTGTGGGTGATAATTTTAGATTAAATACAGAAATAGCAAGTTATCAAATAGTAGATGGATCGCCACAAGTTAGTGTTGATTTTGTAGTTGCAAAAGGACAATTTATTACAAGAAAGCATTTGCAATATTTACAAGAACGATTAGGAATTAGAGTAGGCGATAACTTTTTTAAATCGGCTAATGATTGGGTTAACTTTAATATTAAAAAATCTATTTATAAAGCTGTTTATCCTAAGTTTAAAAAAGCAAGAAATGAATCTACACTAGATTATGAAAAAAGATTAAACAAAGCTGTTATAAAAGATACTAAAGTTGAGTCATATTATTTAGCTACTACAGATACTAATGAGTTATTAGGTATGTTACCAAATTGGACTAACGCTTCAATGGTACTTAATACTGTTGGTAAAAAAGTAAAAGACAAAAAACTAGCAAATGAAATAATAGTAAAAATGATTGAGCTAAGTGGTGATTATGCAACAGTAAATAAAATAAATGATTTATTTAAAGCAACACCAGAGTCTGTAGTTACTGCCGTAGGCACAAGACATAATGCAGAAATTGTAGCAGGGTTACGAGAGATTGAAAATAACTTTTTATCACTAACAGGTGCTGATGCAGAAATGGGGATATTTAAAACTGAATTAGTCAAAACAGCAAAAGCAGCAAAAGCATTTGTTAATAATGTACAAGATAGATTTACTAGAAATTCAAGAGGCGTATCAGATGAAATGGATTTTAAACAATATAGTGAATTGTTAGGTAGATTTGTTGTTGATCCTGAATCTCTTACCAATCAAGTTAGTGAAGCAGTTTTAGAAAATTTAAGAAGATCAGCAGGTGTATATAAAAAAATAACAAAGTTTTATGATGACCAATTAGCTGAAAATGGAATGTATGCAAATAACCAAAGTTATTTACAATTAATAAAAAAGAAACAATTTCATATGAATCGTATAGTACGAGAAGTAGGTTCTCTTGATGCAGATGGAGATTTAGTTGTACAACAAGCAAACATAGATAGACTTGGCGAAGATAATGTAAAACGACTAGAAACTATGTTTAAGCGACTTAAAGCAGAAACTGAGTTTTATTCAAATCAACAAGTTGTATTTCAATCGGATAGACCTTATTGGGCAGATGAATCATATTTACATAGAATTTGGAAACGAGATGCTATATTAGAAAATGAAGATGAGTTTAGACAAATACTTCGTAGAAACATAGAAGAACAATTAGCAGACTCACATTCACGACAAAGTTATATTGAGATTCGTAATAGTTTTGCTATGACAGATGCAGAGCGAATAGTATATAGACAAAATGCACATTCAGGTATTGTTGATGCAGAAGTAGAATTTTATTTTAATCAAATTACAGAGAATGAAGCTAGATGGCAAGATGGTGAAGGTATAGCAGGATATGGTTTTGATCTTGATGGTAGATATAAAGTAGGTGCAAGACCATTATTAGTAAGAACTTTAAAAATACCAAACAAAGAAGTATTAGATTTTATTGAAACAGACGCCGCCTTTTTGCTTCGTTCATACTCAGAGCGTGTTGCACCTGCAGTAGAGTTAGCAAAAAAGTTTGGTGATACTCATATGAATGATTTTCTTACAAGAACAGAAATTGATTTAATATTAAGAAATGTTAAAGATACTGATAGAGCGGCAATTATTAATGCTTTTATAGATGAAAAAGATAAAATATTAGGCACATTATATTCTGCTGATCCTACTACATTTGGTGTTCGTTCTGCACAAGCTATGAAAAATTGGGCATCTTTAGCGTATATGGGTAGAGTTGTATATAGTGCTATACCTGAATTAGCTAGACCAATAATGACACAAGGATTTGGATCTATAATGAAAGGTAATATTGAACCTTTTTTAAAAGGTATGGATAATCTACGAAGAAGTAATCTTAAAGATTTACAATATCTTGCACCTGTATCTGAAATGACTTTGCAAAATTATATGAGAAGATTTATGTATGATGGAGGTATTACAAACAGCAGAAAAAATAAACAGGGTTGGTTTGATAAATATATTGGACAATGGCTAGAACGACCACAAAATGCTTTTTTTATGTTAAATGGCTTAACCCCGTGGACACACATATTAAAAGAATTTGTTGGTTTAACTAGTATGCACAGATTTATGGAAGATTGTATAAAACTATCTGGAGGTCAATTAGATAGACTAGGTAAAAGAAGATTAGCATCTTTTGGTATTGATGAAAATATGGCAGAAACTATAGCTAGTATGCCCTTTGAAAAAAATGGCGATCAAATATTAGCTAATACTAATGCTTGGGCAAGTCGTAGAGGTGGTATTGAAGCAAGACGAACACTAGCTAATGCAGTATTTTCTGACATACAAAGAACAATTATTACACCAAATGTAGCAGATAGACCAAATATGATGCAGGGTGTTATTAGAATTAATGATGAAGGTATTGCACAAATGTTAGACAATCCTCTAATGCGATACTTTGGTTTTCAAAAAAGTGATCTTGGAGGTAAAATTAATAATGCTTGGTTGGCACTTATTTTACAATTTTACTCGTATGGAATATCTTCTGTAAAAAGATTGACAACAAACTTAGTGCAAAATAGAGATGGTGTTAGTCCTGCAATAACAGGAGGATTAGCTTTAGTTACATTTGGTATGGTAGCTGATAGAATTAAGAGTGGAGATTTATATGAGGACAAACCATTTGGAGAAAAAATTGTACGAGCCGTAGAATTATCAGGAATATTATCTTTAGCAGGAGATATGAACTTTATGGTAGAAACTGTATCTGGTGGATTTTTTGATAATTCATATGGTTTAAGACCTATGGTAGGTTTAGATAATAGATTTGGAAGTCCGACAGAAAGAGATGCTTGGGGAGAAATATCAGGTGCGGCACCATCTATGTTGTTAGATTTACATCAGGCTTTTACTGACTCAGATTTGTCAAATCGTGAAAGACATGCTATCTTTAGGCGAATGATACCATACAACAGTTTGTGGTTATGGGATGATACATTTAAACAAACATATAATAGTTTGGCAGGTATAGAATGACAATAGCGTCAACACAGAATAATCCAAGGCACGAGTTTACAGCTACAGCTAGTCAAACAACTTATAGTATTACCTTTGAGTTTTTTGCTATTGAAGATTTAAAAGTATATGTAGATAGTACCTTAGCTACATACAATGTAAATCCTACAACAACCACACAATACAAAGTTACAGCTACTAATTCATCAAGCGATAGTGCATATGAATTTGGTACAGGAGCTACAATTACTTTTGGTGCAGGTCATACAGCAGGACAAAAAATAATTGTTTTACGAGATATTGTAATAGAACGAACTACAGATTTTCCTGTAAATGGTGCTTTTGATATAACTGCACTTAATACAGAGTTAGATAAAGCTGTAGCTATATTTGCAGATCAAGACAAAATACATACCCGTTCTATAAAATTATTAGATTATGATGATGATGCAACACTAACATTACCTGCAAAAACAAGCAGAGCAAGTAAAACTCTAGCTTTTGATTCAAATGGTAATGTTATTGCGCAATCTGCACAAGGTGTACAAACAGTAAATGTAGCTACAGGTGATGCAGGTACAAGTGCATCTTCAACATATGATGCTACTACAGGAGTTCTTAATTTAACAATACCTAGAGGTTCTGATGGCACACAAGGCCCTGCAGGTGCAGACGGATCAGATGGTATTTTCTTATCTATTGCTAGTCAATCTGAAGCACAAACAGGTACAGAAAACACGAAAGGTATGACACCTCTTCGTACAAAAGAAGCAATTAATGCACAGGTTGGTGCAATTTCTACTATAGCTAGTAAGTTTTTTGGTCTTAAAAAAACAGTAGATGGCACAGGTAGAACTATAGCAACACAAGAGCATACATTAGTGGGAGGATCAGAGAATCTAACGCTTTCTGATTATGATACATATTTCTTCGCAACAGGCTCAATTTTTATGAGTATTGACACTAGTGGACATTTGCTAATAAATATGCCATAAAGGAGGTAGAAAAATGGCAACAGTTGATTTAGGAAAAATAAAGTTTACTTGGAGAGGTGCATTCTCTACGAGTAATACATACGAAGCAGATGATGTAGTGTCGCATTCTGGTTCATCTTGGGTCTATGTAAATACTACATCTAAGACAGGAACAAATGCAGGAGCACCTTCCTCAACTAATACTACACATTGGAATGTAATGGCACAGGGTACAGGTACATTAACTACATCTGGTGATTTGCTTACACATAACGGATCGGTTGAACAACGAGTACCTATAGGTTCAACAGGACAGATTTTAAAAGCTAGTGGAACATCAATTACTTGGTCAAACTCTGATGCTTTTTATCAAGTAGATATTTTAGGAAGTAATGTTCCTTTATATGCTAATACATTTAAAGCTACTACTGATACAGGCACAGATGGTAAAAGACCTTGGTTAGCAGAATACAATGGTAAATCAGGTGCAAGTGCAGATTGGATTCCTTATGATGGTATGCCAAACCCTGAATGTGGCCCTGTAAAAAGAGCAAGAAACGATATGCATTGTAATACACCTACTCTTTGCTACTTAAATGGTAACTACGAACCATTAATGAGAGGGTATAACTATTATAGTGCCGCACCTGTAGGTAATGGTGCAGTAGATAATGTCGTGCTAAAAAGTAAAATGTCTATGGAATTTGGTGGATTAAAGAGTGGAGAATACTTTGTTCGTATGTGGAATAAAGGTGGTTCTTCTTGGGCATTAACAAACAAAGGTAATATGTTTGTAACAGGAGAAAATGGTAGTGGTGAATTAGGATTAGGAGATACAGTAGATAGATACCAATGGGTTAAGAATCCATACTTTGGGCCAGATGCAACGAACAATAGTGTTACTTGTGAAATTGCTTGTATCGTACCAAATTGGTATGGAGGTTATCAATGGAGTACAAATATTAGAGTATTTGTTATTTTACACGACGGCAGAGTTATGGCATTTGGTCATAATGCTCAAGGACAATTAGGAGATGGTACAACTAATGCAAGGTCTGTACCTACTGTAATTACAGGTATATCAAATGTTAAAATGATATCTGCAGGATTGTATTGCACTTGGGTTGTAGATGGAAGTGGTAATTTATTTCATTGTGGTAGTGATACAAATGGTGTAGGTGGTGGTTCTGCCCGTCAATCTTTTGGACAATTAACAGGAGTAAGCAATGTTGAACAAGCTGAATTGCATTGTATGGGATATTACTCTTCAGGTGTATCAGCACAAGGGTATGTTATACAAGCAAATGGTGATTTATTTTCCATTGGTTATAATGGCAATGGTCAGTTAGGTATTGGTAATACAACGAATCAATCGGCGTTTCAACAAGTTGGAGGGTCAGAAAACTTTAGTGCTGTAAATATTACAGGTAATGCACAAACATCATCTGCTGTGCTTTGGCTAGGTAATTCAGATTCAGGTAATTCAAATACTACAGATGGGCCGGGTGATATGTATCAACTTACTATAGCTACAAATACAGGTAATGGCTTTAGAATGGTTGGCTATAACGCTAACGGCGCTCAACTACAAGGAAATACAACAGCTACTACAGGTGTTAATATACCTTCTACTGCTACATTTGATACTTATCAACACTATACAGTTAACTCAAGTGCTGATGGTACAATTAGTAAAACTGCATTAGTATTCCCATCAACAACAATGAAGGCTTGTTTTCCAATGAGAACAAGTGGATATAATGCTCCGGGGTGGTATGGCTTAGATACTCAAGGTCGTTTATGGTTATGGGGATATCATTCTACTGCACACCCATATCAAGCTACAACAAGTGCTACAAGTTATTATGGTGCATTCTTATATCCTTCGCCTTGGAATCATACAGAATCATCAGGGTCTAGTTACATAGGTAATACAGATATTGCAATAGAAGATTTTATATCAATGGGACATTACTATAGTGGTTATTGGTCGCATTATGTTCGTACATCTGATGGAACAGTATATGGCTATGGTAATAACTATTATTTCAATTTAGGATCAACTGTTAATACTAGTTATTATGGTTGGCACAGACTTAGACCATAGGAGAATGTTATGAAATTATATCACACAACAGAAAAAATGATTGATATTAAACACCCTGAATCAATGAAAGCATCTGAAGATTGGACAGACAAACAAACTGACAATGAGTGGCATCAAAAACAAATTTGGTGGTGGGGTGAAATAGATGGGAAAACCTATGTATCTATGTCAGATGGATATAAGACTAGCTACAATGGTGCTAATGAAACTAACTTTACCAAGTCCAATGCTACCGGAGTCAAAGCTGTAAAAGCAAAATGGACTAACATTACTGAAGATCAACAAGCATTTTTTCTGGACATCTCATAGATGGACACTCGTTCTCTCAAAGCAATAGCTTCTGAGATGGAAGCTCACGAGCGTGAATGTGTTGTGTATAGAGATATGACAAAGAGTGCAATTAAAGGATTAGAATATCGTATTAAAAGGCTTGAACTATTGATCTGGGGTTCATCAGCTACTATTATAGGAGTAATGGTAACTGTTATAGTGAGTCTACTACAATGGAAGATATAAAATTAACTTACAAAGTTATTCGTAATAAAAAGAAATCCTTTACTGTTCTTATTATAGCTAATTATTTTGAATCAAAGGAAGATGCTATTGAGTTTATAGAAGCGTCTTGCTTTGAGAATGATGACTTTGTTTATCAAAGGTTGCACTAATGATTGATCCAATCTCAGCATTTGCCGCAGTTAAAACTGCACACTCAGTAATTATGCAAGGTATTAAAGTAGGTAAAGACTTATCAACTATGTCAGGATATATATCTAAATGGGCAATAGGTGAAGCAAACCTTGATATTAAGGCAGAGAAAAAAGGTAGTAGTATATTCGGCAAGTTTAGTAGTGTGGAAGCTGAAGCTATAGAAGCACATCTTCGTAAAGAAGAACTTAGAAATATGCGAAATGAATTAAGAGAAATCTTTCTTTTGTACGGATCGGCAGGTCAATGGGAAAGGCTTCAAGCTGAAATTGCATCTGTTCGTGCAAAGAAAAAGAAACAATTAAGAGATATGAGAGATGCACAAGAGAGAAGAAAAACTTTAATAATAAGTGTAGTAGCTATTGCAGGTCTATTAGTTTTCATTTATTATGAGTTAAAGATACTAGGTATTATATGATTGAAGTTAACTTTGAAGATTTAGATACAATGGCTAGGACAATGTGGGGAGAATGTCGTGGCTGTGATACTGATGGTCAGATTGGTGTAGCTAATGTTATCAATAACAGAGTAAATGCTCGTAGATGGTATGGCAACACACCAAAAGAAGTTTGTTTAAAAGAATGGCAGTTTAGTTGTTGGAACGAAGGCGATCCTAATAGAGAAAAAATGCAAGAGTTAAGTATGGTTGATCCCATATATATAAAAATGCTTGGCATAGCATTTCTTGTTGTGTCTGGTAAGATTGCAGACAATACACAAAACTCTACTCATTACCATACAAAAGCTGTCAAGCCTAAATGGTCATATGATGTACAACCTGTTTGCGAATATGGTGAGCATCTATTTTATAATAATGTTATATAGGAGATAGAATGTTACCTTTACTTGCACCCATAGCAAAATCAATATTCTCTACTGTAGATAAAGTAATTACATCTAAAGCAGAAAAAGAAAAAATCAAAGCTGAGTTACAGCACAAAATTATTACAGGCGATCTAAAAGAAATAGAGGCCGCCGCTACTGTAATACAACTAGAAGCACAAGGTACTTGGTTGCAAAGAAGTTGGCGTCCAATAATGATGTTACTCTTTGCAGGACTAATGGTTGCACATTGGTTTGGATTTACAGCACCAAACATTCCTGAGTCTGTGCAAAATTCACTACTAGATATTATAATGATTGGTGTTGGTGGTTATACTGTTGGGCGTAGTGCAGAGAAAATTGGACAACAATGGCAAAACAAAAACAAAAAACCATAATAGATTATTTGGAGGTAAAAATGTCAGGCATAGAGAAGGCTAGAAGGGTATGTGGCAAGGTTTGGGGTAAGATTATACTTCAAATCTCAAAGTACCCTCTGTACTCAGCTATAGGCGTTGTAGGACTAATTCTACTTTTATTCTACCTATAAGCTAATCATCTTCTAAATAATGTCGGTAATGATACCGATATTCTAGTGGTACAACTATAATTTTTCCTTTGTGATCTAAGATTGGTACTCCATCTTTGTCAACTATTTCACCTTCATCATTAATCTTGTGTTTCATTGCTTTGTTTTAATATATCTATAAATAAAGGCAAGTCTAAACATACCATTGTTGTGCCGTGATCTCTGTGTAGGCACAGTAAGTCAGCACCAGACTTCCATCTTTCTAGCGTTTTAAATCCTGCGCCGTCTTTTCTTGCCTTTACTTCTACACTTAACTTGTGCCAAGGTTCTTGTCTTATTTCTATATCGTAAGGGAAATCGGGTATTGCGCCGCTCATTGGTTGTCGTCTTGCTTTTATGCCATTTTTAACAAACTCTTTTACAAGTTTTGCTTCTACTCTATATCCTTTGCTCTTGCTAAATTTACCCATCTTTTCTCTCCGTATCAGATGGCAGGTCATCAAGGTGTGTATCTGTACCTACCATCTCTTCTTCTGTGGGTACACCCCACATTTTAGCTAACTTGTTTAGTGTTTCTTGTCCACTACTTGATAGTCTTTCGTGATCCCAAAACAATTCTGCAATTAGTTGTGCAGTTCTATCTTGCTTTAGTTTAGTAATAGGTTCTATTTTAGTTATCATTTTATCTCCAAGTTTCTGGCACCCATTCCTTTTGTTAACTTCCCTTTCTTTACCAACTGCATACATATTTTGTGTGCTTGTGAGGGTGATGCAAAGTCTAGGTGGTCTGCAATTTCTTTATACGAAGGACTAAATTTATACATATCAATAAAGCTATCTACAAATTTAAATACTCGTGATTCATTTTTCGTCATAATTATATATCCTTTTATCTATTTTAAAATCTTTTACTCGTGTACATTTCATGGCAACAATCTCAAGTGGAGTGTGTAGGTACTGCTCTTGCACACTCCACCAAGTAAAGATATCGCATTTGTGTTGCAAAGGGAGTGCATACTTCATATAAAGTTGTCCGTCAAATGCAAACCACAAAGTTACGATTATATTTTTAAACATTACAATGGAATGTCGTCATCAATAATTTCACCTACATCAACCATTGGTTTTGGTTTGTCTATAGGTGCAGACATAGGCACACCATCAGACTTAGAGTCCATCAACTTCATATCTGAGTTGAATCTATCTAAGTGAATCTCGGCTTTTATTCTCTCTTCACCCGATTCGGTTTGCCATTTTCTGTATGTTAGTCTACCCTCCAATAAAACTCTGCTTCCTTTCTTAGTATATTTAGCAAGAATGTCAGCAATTTTATCATCCCAAACAACACACTTGTGCCATTCAGTTTCTTTTTCGCCTTTAACTACTCTGTTTGTAGCTACAGACAATATGGCATAGTTAGTACCTGCCCCCGTTTGTTTAACTTCGGGGTCAGCACCAAGGTTGCCAATGATTTGTATTTTATTATACACTTTGTAGTTCCTTTCGCTTAGATTCATATTTAGCTACTGCCATTTGGTACAATCCCGGATTGGACTTCTTGGCTTTAGCTATGTTTACTTTAGCCATTTCATAATATCCTGTAGCTTGTTTTACTGTTTTGCTACCTTCAATATTAGTAAGAAATGTTTTGATAGCGTCATCATCTGCAGATCCAATCTTCTGGTCTGTAGTATCAAACTCATCTTCTGAATACACAAAGCCGTGCAATCCAACAAGTTTAAGTATGGCTCTATCTACTGCTCTCTTTTCAGCCATTGCATATGGATAAGCAACCTTACTATTTTTAGGACTAGCTTCTCCGTAGGTAATGACTTTCATTTTGTCATTGTGAGCATAGCATTTAACTACTGCTATACCTTGTGCAGAATTAGTTTCTACTTCTACAATGTCATCAATAACAATACCTGCTTTAGCTCCAACAAGTTCGCAATATTTATGCAACATAATTAGTGTTGCTTTGCCACCTCGTTTGAGTTCCCACAAAGCGTGTTCGGGTTTAAGATCATACTCTGCAAGTATCTTCTTTACCCTTGGTTCTATATTAGCCATCATATTAACCTCCTTTGTTTTCTTTGATGGTTAGGTGTCCTGCTTTTGTTCTTGATATCTTGATACCACCACCTTCAGCAAGACGACAGTTGGCAGGTATTAGTTCTTTCAATACCTTACCAACTGCTCGGTGTTGATCGTATGGAATTTTCGTTTCACGCCAAGTATGTGCATTAGCTACAAACTCGTTGTTCTTCTCCATATCTATACGAATCATCTCGTTTACTTTTATGTTGTCTGTATAATCGTGTACTATTTTTTCTGCTTTTATATTCTCTGGTTCTTTGTCTGTCAGTATGTGTTGCTTCCAAAAGGTATCTTCCATTTCGTAAAGCATCTTTATGTATTCATTATCGTATTGTATTTCACACCATTCGTATCTCATATTACCAAAAATTACTGAGAGGTACGCTCTATCCATCATTGCAACTTGCATATAATGTTGTAGTTGTGGCATATATTTTCGTATAACATTTTCTAAAGTGTTGTTGGCATTGGTATGCTTACACTCTAGGACACAAAATTTGTCACTAACATTTGCTATACCATCAAGACTAGCGTGCCGGAATCCATCTGTGAAATCGTGTTGCACCCTATGTGATAATAGTTTATGTCCTGTTTCCTGCCAAAACCAATGCTTGTTAAGTTTTTCTGTAACAATGCCGATCTGAACAGGTAACACCCGATCCAAGTTAGCAGGTTCTTGACGCCCTGTCTTTTCTAGCCAGAGTGTGTGCCAATCACCTTCCATAATGCGAATTGCATCTGAACCACCAAGTGTTTTAGGTCGTTCTACTTTTTTCTTTGGTTGCATATTATACTCCTTTCGTATCTAGTTTATAGCACTTTTGTACTATGTTTGCAAACTTTTTTGTTTTTAAATATGTATTTTCTATGAACAACATTCCGTGTTCAAATGGTGGTTCATAGATTGCAAGAAAGTCTGCAGGTACAGGCAACCTCCTGTACTTGTAAGTCTTAATTAGTTCTATTGTATATTGTTCTATTATACATCTTGGGTATTTAGCTAAGATATCTTTGTATATTTTTAAACCAAGTTCATTAGGTACATCACACCCAAATGTAGAGGCACACATTTCTATTGCCGTGCCTATATACTTGGGGTCAGCAGGTTTCATATAATCTTTACAATCTAGTAATGCATTGTTTAGTCTATGTAAATTTAATAGTGCTGCTTTTTCTGTAGCTACATACTCTTTAACCTTGTCCTCTTTTATCGCCAATAGCAAAGACATTATGTATTCGTTCACGGCGTTCTTCAGTACCTGCGGTGGTGTTAGTTGTATTGGTCGTGAATTTTTTGGCACGGAGTAACCAAGATCGGAAAGCATACTGCCAATCTGATTTAGTTGTTCCACCTGCCCGATAATGGTTGTTAAAGATTTTAAGTTCGTTTTCATAATTATACCTTTCACCAAACTCTGTTACAATCCATTGCTTTGTGTCAAAGCTCGGTGTAAATCCCTTTGGTATTTGTGTTAAGTGAACATTGAGAATGACATTAAAACCAAGCACCTGACACCAATTAAAAAAATTTATAGTGCTTGGTTGTTTTTTACCACATTCCCATAGCGATACAAGACTATCCGACACACCTAGTTTCTCTGATACTTCTTGAGAAGATAAACCTAAATGTTGTCGGCGTTCTTGCAAATCTTTGATTGCATATTTATACATAAGGACTTATCAGAATTTCACATTCGGAATATGATAAATCATCTGCACAACTTTGTCTAACTTCAAGGAACTTTGTGTTCTTAAACTTAGGTAAAGATAGCAATAGTCTTGCATAAAAAGGTTTGTGATTGTTGTTTATTTTAAATTTCTTATCAGTAGTATCTACCATTGTTTCCCAACGAACACGATTGATAAGCATTTCACTTGATAATCTTTTATGTCCAAGATGAAACATATCTGTAGCAAACGATAGGTACAGATCCCATACTCTTGGGTTGTCTAAATGGAAATCAATGAACTCGCAAGTGTTTGGCGATTTACCAAACTTTAAAGTCTTGCGATCAAACTTTAAGTTAACATTATATTTATCCATAATATACTCCTTTGTTTTAATGGATTAATGGTGGGCGTTTGCTCATAATTAGGTACGCCCGAACCTAATCAATGCAAGGAACAACAAATTTAGTATTTAAAAAAAACCCTGCATATGATTCTATAAATATTCAGACCAAAATTCATTCCACATTTCTAATGTAATTGCATTATAGTCTTCGTCGTGTTGGAGTGATGGCTCAATAGAACCTTCTGCTCGTGCATTCGGAAATAGTGGTGATGATAATATGGTCGGTTTAAATGGTCGTACTGCATACCTGAACTCCTGAATAGTTTCAGACTCTCCAAGTCTTGCGACAACCTCATCAAAGATTTGATCTTCTCGCATAATGTATTCCTTTCGTACTACTATTATACTATTAATATTCTACTATGCAACAAGTTCTTGCCATTGTTTTGAACCTAGTGCTTTAGCTACTTCATCTTCTCTGCGCTTACGAATAGCGTGTCCACGCTCTCCGTCTGTATGAGTTGACCAATATGTAAGTGCATTGTACAACGCCCACTTAGTATTACCAAGTGTACGACTTTCACGATCAAAACCTTCAAGCAATGTTTCTGTTCTCGTTACATTAAATGGTATTGAGTTAGATGAACGCTTAAATGTTTTAGCTACAGTTTGTTCTAAGAATTTTTGAACAGAGTGTCCACTTAATCGTATAGTTGCCCATTCAGAATAATCTTTACCAATGTCTTTGAAGAAATGAAATCCTGTCAAAACACGCTCTTTGATACTCTGAATATTTACTTTGGTTGTATGTTTGAATCGCAAAGTAGAAGCATTTACAGGTGTTGTGCAACCATTCATACACCACAAGCGTAAGCCATCACATATTGTAGCGAATGCCCACGATTGGTCATATGAATTGAAGAAGTTAATACGAAACTTAATGATATCATCTTTCTGTGGTTCAATGACAAGATTCTCAAATGTTACAGATCCTCTCATTTTTGCACCATCTTCAAATATTTTGATATCTGTTTTGTAATCTGTGATGCCTGTTTTATCAACACCTTGCATTACATTATCAACAACATCTTTGTGTGCGATAGGTTTATATTTACTGCCGTGAATACCAAGAACTTGTCCGGTATCTGTACGAACACACGCTCTTGCCATATCAGTAGGTACAGAATAGTTTTGATTACCAAAATTATCTGTCCTGTTAAGTGCTTCAAGTTCCACCATTTCTGTTGGAAACTCGTAGTCTTGCTTAATATCATCTAACATTTTTACTCCTTTGTTTTTAATTAGATTTATATTATATTATATTACATCATACTTTTCCTTTCGTAAAAGATCAGCTAATCCCTTTGCTTGTTCTTTAAGTATGACTAGAGAAGTGGTGATGTGTTCAAAATTATTTTGCGAAAGCTGTTTACTCTCGCACGAATCCAACGCCACTTCTATTGCACCTATACATTTTGTGATTACTTTCATTTCGTATTCACATTTGATTAGGTACTGCAATGAGTAGAGTTCCATATTCTGTTCCCACTCATAGCGTTCTTCAAGTGCTTCTATTGCCAATACATATCACCTCCTTTATGCTTTGTATTGTTACTTAGCAATTTTTTCTAATTCATCTACAGCGTGTGCAATTTCTTTCATTCGCTCTTCATACTCTGGTGCATACAATTTGTTTTCTATTTCTAGTAGCGATAGATTTGTAAGATGTTCCATAACACCATAGTAATGTTGTGCCAAGCCAAACTTACTGTGAGATATCAAATCATCAGCATATTTGGTCTGTATGACATCTTGATACTCGTTTGACATTGTTCTGAATGTATTGACACGATTGATCTCGTGCATAGTTTTTTGATGAATTTCAGTTTCATAGTGATGCTGTTCTTCATCAGCTTTTAGATATTTAGACATTTTATACTCCTTTGTTTAAAGTCTAATATAAGTGTAGCTTGTTTGTTCCCCACTTTTTAGGTGGTAGCTTTACAGCGTTCAGTAGGTACAAACTACAAAAACCTGTAACTTGTTTGTTAGTCGTCAAGTAGGTACAAACTACAAAACCTTTATTGTCTAACATACGACCTCTTACAGTTTCTGTGATCAACAATAATTGCCAAGCATAGGAATCAAACCTATTTAGTCTTGACCTGATTGCCGTGGAATCTTATTACCTAGAACCACGCTATGCAATCATAGAAATACATTTATGAATGTACTTGTACGATTACATAGGTAACTGATGATAGTGATTTGATTTCCGTTGGAATCCCCCCCCGAAGGGTGGGGGTTGACTTTCAGCAACTGCTTCAGCAGTTACCTGAAGTCATCACTACCTATATAATGTGTATGTAAGTGGTTGTTAGAAAAGATTGCCCTTGCAATCTTACCCTCTAGAGGGTTTTTCTAACAATCCCGTCATACGCCGATATAAACTAGCAACAATAAAGGTAGAACTTGTGTCCTACCTTTATTATTAGAATTATAAATCCCATTCTTCAAGTGCATGATATATAGCAGAAGGATGTGTTTGACCACAATCCATAGCAGAATGATAAGAATATATAAATTCTTCCCATAATCCATATTTAGATACAACAGGGTATACATCAAGCATTTCCTGTACTGAAAATTTATATTTTAATTTTCTTTCAAATTCATTAAGTGTCATTGTATTACCTCAATGTTAAATGTTAAAGAAAGTATCACACCCACATTATGTAGGTGTGATACAGGGAAGGAAACCTAAGAGAAATCTCTCGTATCTTTACGAGGTGCATTACTCTTTTTCTTGGACTTGCCTGGCTCATAAGGTATATATTCCTTACCATTGTTGACCTTGGCAATAAGTTCAAGGACATCAACAAGAGCCATATAGATGTGATAAATAGATGTTATAGATAACATTCTCTTTTGTTCAAGACGAAGAGTAACATCTGGGTCACGAAAGTCATCCATAGCTTGAGCAAGTGAGTGAGGATTACCAAACA